AAGGGAGAATATGTCATCTCTGCTGACGTGGTAGATAGAATGGGCGTAGACTTCTTTGACAATTTGCAGAGCTCGTTTCACACGCCAGCAGCAGTTCAGCGTAAAGCAGCCTAATCATGGCAAGCCCAAATACTGTTTCTCTCGACTCTCTTAAGTCTGTAGTAGCTGAGGCTGCTTCGGAGTTTGGAATCCCTGAGGACAGTATTTGGAGGAAGATGCGGGCGGAAAACTCTGGAAGTCCTGAAGGCGCAGGTAGGCTTTCTTCCGTTCGAACAGATGCAGTAAGTCCTAAGAACGCCAAAGGCATCATGCAGGTAACTCAGGTTGCATTGGATGATGTTATTAATTCGGGTCTTATTCCCCAAGGCACAAAGCTAGACGGCTTGAGCCCTAAAGATCAAGTTAGAATTGGTGCAGCTTACATTAAGCAGTTGAGGAGCAACTACTCAACTGATCCAGCTGTAGAAGATGCAATGTATAACTACGGGCCTAAAGCTAGGTTCCGTATGGATAGACTTCCCGAAGAAACTCAAGGTTACTTGAAAAAGACAGGAGCACGTATGGCTGGCACAGGTGATGAAAGTTCTGACATTGGCACTAAGGCAGCTGCTTTTGGCGCCGGGCTACTCCCTAGCAGCTCATTACTTTCCATGCTACTTGGTGGAAACCAAAAGCAAAATGCAGATCTAGCAGCGGGTGCTCAAGAAGTTAGTGCAATTCAAAAGAAATCCCAGGATCAAATGGACGTTGCACGCGGTGTGCAGATGGGCGCTGTTGATACTGCTGGCAGAGTTGCAGAGCAAAAAGCAGCTATTGCTTACGAACAGGCAGCCCTTGGGCAGCAACTGCAAAAAGTCTTCAATCTTGACCCCACTTCTGCAACCAACGCAAACGCTATTGACCTTGCAAAATACGAAGCAGCTGAACTTGGTAGAGAAGCAGCTAAGAAAGAATATGACGCAGCCGCCAGTGTTGACTTTCTTTCAAACCCACTTGGCTATCTTGTCAATCAGTTGAAGCTCCCGCAATTGGCAGCTAAGAATAACGCGTTTGCAGATGCAGGCGATGCAGCACTCGGGGACCTGCAGAAGCGCACTAGCCTTCTCACAGCGCAAAAAAATGTGTTAGTTGCAAATACAGCGGATGCAATGAAGCAAGCTGCTGTTGACGAGGCGCGTAATAATGCAGTAATGGCAAAAGCTAATCTCAGTGTTGAGGAAGCTAAGAATCTTGCTCAATCTGCAAGTCTAAAAATGCAACAGATTAGCCTCATTGACAAGATCGCAGATAACAACCGTGCTGCGCTTGTCAGTGTAATTAGCTTGCAGGATCGGGAAGAACAGAATTCCCTGCGTAATGCAGCAAAGGCTGAGATTGCAGGAAAGAAGGCGTCAGACCAAGCAGATGAAGACCGATTGAACGGTCGGCTTCAAACTGTGAGTTCCGCACTTGGGCTTGTTGAACCTATGACAGTTAAGCGCCTCAAGACTCTGCAAAACAAAAAAGACCAGGACGTCTGGCTTAATGCTGCAATGTCTGGCCAAATGGGTGAAGACTTGCAGACTTCCCTTGGATTCTACCTCGGTAACGGGAGTAAGAACGGAATTATGAATGGCGGCGGGGCTTCTCACTACGCAACCGCGCAAAAACTCGTAGAAGCTGGAGGATCCATGCAGTCTATTGCAGAGCGCCAAGCAATGGCAGCTAACCCTATGGGTAAGAAGCCTGGAGTACGAGAAACCCAAACAGCCGGCTTTAAAATGTACGAAGATGCTGTTGTTAGTTCAATGCGTAGCCCAACAGATAAATCTGACCTTTCTTCCCCTGCATGGGATAAAACTTATAATCCATACGTCGCACCATTTAAGGGGTTCAATCTAGCCATTGCTACTCGTCCTGAGCTTGAAATGTTCAAGAACAACTCTGCGGCAAAAGCTGTTGGTGCTCTTATGGCTGCTGGAGTTGTGCAAGGAGAGAACCTTACAGCAGAACAGCAGAACACGCTTGTTAATTCTATCAAGCAGCAAGTACAAATGCGTACACTGACACCTGCAAGGGCAGCCGCAGATATTGCAACGTACTTCTCAGGTGCTGCTGCTTGGAATCGCAGCATGAATGGCTACACTATGTTTGGTCTCCCCGCCCAAGATGCATATCTATTCACTGCTGAAGGTGGGATGTTTGTGGATAAAACAAAACTAGACTTGATGAATGCAAGCCAAGTAGAGAATTTCTTTACTAAGAACTTGGTTGCAGCTGATAGACTCAAAGTCACTACAGATATTCTAAACATGTACGATGCACCTGAGTTCCAGTCTAAGTAAAAGAAAGTACAGAGATTACACATGGCAGACTATAACTTTCCTGTTGTTCTTGGCTCAGATACAATTGATGCCCAGAGTGGTACGTTTTCTAGGATTTCTGACGCAATTACTAAGGGCATTCCAGATGCAGCAATCTCTGGGGCGCTTAGTATTTACAACACATTTCTAGACTACTCAGGAAAGAAAGCTGTAGACACCGCCGAAACCATCAGGAAATACGATGTGTCATGGGGAGATTACTACGAAGACAATAAAGAAGCCATTGATTTGGCAGGTTTTGTTGGTACAAGTTTCATTCCTGGTGCGTTGGGGATCAAAGCCTTGAAACTTGCACAAAGTGGAGAAGCACTTGGGGCAATTGGCCGAGGCTTAAATCTTGCAGCAAGTAAGAAAAACGACTACCTCACTGCCGCCTTGAAAGAACTTGGCCGTGAAGGTGGTACAATTACTTCTTCAATTTCTGCGGCTAAACGGGCACAACTAAGTTGGGCAGTTGCAGACAATGTCTTGACTTCAGCAGCAGCAGAACTTGCAATTGCTGCAACGATGAATGACTCCCCAATCTTTGACGGTCAAGACTACAAAGACTTCGCAATTAACATCGCGTTTGGTGCAGGTTTTGGCGGTGTAGTTGGTGGCTTGCTTGAAGCTGGCGCCTCACGCGGTATCTTGAAGCAAGCACAATTTAAGATCGAAGCTAGCCGTCGAGAGTTTGATACTGTCTCTGACGTAACAAAGTTCGGCTTGAAAAAGGCGGATGAAGTTCTACTCTTTACCGAGAATATCCTGAAACTTCCCGATGACGCTTGGGATACGCCATTCAAATTCAACTACGACGGCAAGGCAAGAAGTCTAGTTCTTGATACTTCTGAGGCCTTTAAGAAGATTAAGAGTCGCACAGAGAAAGCTGCCTTTGATACTCTTGCACTAAAATTGAATGAGCTTGCAGAAGGTGGAGAAGTCACTGGTCAGGCAATGTTCAAGTTCATTGGTGACACGATTAAGAAGGGCCGAGATGCCGGACAAGGTACGGATGATGTAATTGATTCTGTTCGGGGGTACTTGCAGAACGTGAAGCGGATCATCCCAGTTACACAAGATCTTGCAGAGAATGTTGCGCCTAAGCAATTCTTTATTAATAATGAGCCCACTAATATGGGCGATATTTTTGCGGAAATTAGGACCCCTAAGACAGGCAAACAAGCCTACTACCTGAAAACAGATGATCTGGCTAAGATTAAGTTCGGCTCTGTTGCACGTATAGGGTATGATTCTGCAGACGAGATGTTCGCAGATGGCTACGATGCAGTCTTTACTCGCCAGGGTAGAATTGCAATCAATCCAAAGAGCCAAGTAGTTTCTAAGACTCCTGACCTTGCACTGAATAATAAGTACTTTCTTGATTTGGAAACAGGATCAATTACTCCCAACGCGCCTGTAGTTGGTGCAGACTTGCTTAAGAGAGGGAGTGACTTTGCTCACTCTCCAAACGCGGTTCGTATTGGGAAGCAGGAATTCAAACAAGAAGCCAGTCTTGCGACGCAGCTTGATCCTAAGCTTTCCCTGCAACAGACTACTAGATTCATGTGGGCAAAGAACCTAGAAGATACTGCATTCAAGAATAGAACAATTGAGTGGACCGATTTTGCATTGCTTGACCGGGCTAAGCTTCTTCCTGGGACCTATACAAACTCTGACATAGTCAAGGTTAAACTTGCAGACGGAAGACTTATTCCCCTGTCTGACGTTACCTCTGTCCCTGAATTTGTAAACCAGTTGAAGATGGAATTCTTGCAAGGTGAACTTGGAAGCAAAGTACAGGGCTACGACACACGATATCTGAGTAATACTGTCAACGTTTCCCGAGAGTGGGTTGAGGACGCAATCTCTTCCAACTTTGCAAACTCCCGTCAACTTCTTGCAGAATCCAGAGACCTCAACGCCTATTTCAACCCTCAAACAGTTCAGATAGAATACGATCTTAAGGCTGCTCAACTTGCCACACAGGGAACTGACGCAGTTGAAGGGCTAGGTCCAAACTATAAATCTACTGCAATGCTGGGACACCAGTATAATCTGCAAATCCGTCAGAACATTCAAAACAACGCAGCCGGTTCTGTACTAGGGGAAGACTTTGACAGATTCATGGATGCGGGTCAAAATCTTAGCAGACAAGTCTCTGAGCGAGGTGCTGGGGCAAGCATTGGCGGAGCAAGTAATGCAGATTACGGAAGACAAGCTGAACTTTTCGTTCAAGATACTGGCAAGCAAACAGCTCTTGTCGCTCAAAAATGGAGAGATCAAACAATTGGTGCTCTCAATCCCTACATTGCAGCAATTAGAGATTCCAAAGAAGCCGCTGCCGAACTCGGAGTCCTTACAACAGCTTTGCGGAGGGATGCCAGAAAGTATTATCTCGTTACCGAAGACCTTGAAGAAGGGGTAGCAGGTAGACTAGTTGATAGAGAAGCTGTAAAAATCTTTGAGTATGGAAACGCAGATAGCCTAGATGATGTAATTGCAGGGCTGCAAAACAACTCGTCTCCGGGGGAGAAGATTCGGGGGGAGTACGTAATTAAGGATAAGAAGGTTGTTGATTTCTTGGACAACTCAGGAAAACTTAATTCCGAGCGTGTACAAAAGTCCACAGTTCTTGATAACGCAGCTGGCCTTGGAAGGGAGCTTGATGCTCGTGTAGTCTACGTTCCGCCAGTTGATACTCGTCGCTACCCTTTCTTTGCTTTTATAGTTGCAAAAGAAAAAGTCGGGCTTAATACTGACGTGGCAATGATTACTGCTAAGTCTGCTGAAGACCTGCGAAACCTTTCCAAGACTGTTGGTGAGGATTATGAGATTGTGTTCAAAGAAGACACGAAACGGTTCTTCAAAGCTAAGGGGCAGTACGACTATTCTCAACAGATCAATGAGAGTCAAATTAATTCTGCGCTTCAAAAGAAAGGTATTCTCGGAGACTTCTTTCCTGAAACTAGGGGAGAAAATGTACTTGAAGACTACGTGCGTTGGCATGGGAATAGTTCTGACAATTTAGTCCGTAAAGCAGTTCAGGTTAAATCCCGGCAATTCTTCAACGATATGCAATGGCTGGCAAAAGAATTCGATGCAGCAGGAACTAGCTCAGTTAATGGGCTGTCTCTTCTTCGCCGTGAAACTCAGAATCCTTTTCAAGACTACATTAAAACTGCGCTCAACATTTCCAAGCAGTCGGAATATCCCCTTCTTGACTCCTTGAACGAGTTCGTAGATCGCATTGGCACTACGATGTATTCTGGCCTAGATAAACTGTGGGCGGAGTTTCGCGGATCAAAAGGAAAAGATATTGTTTCTCTTCAAGCCGCGAACAAACTCATGCAAGACGCAGGACTTGGGGGCGGCTACGAAACAATGGAGCAGTATCTCCTAGCCAATGACAAATACCCGCGGAATCTAATCAAGGATACGTTTCAAAAGGCTAATTTCTGGTTGGCAACTACTACTCTCCGCTTTGATTTTGTCAACCCGCTAATTAACATCATCTCCACCCCGATCATGCTAGGGACTGAACTGGCAAGTCTCCGTACTTTGGTTGGGAATGACTCAGAACTTGCAGGAAAGCTAACGGCACTCCAATCTATCAAAGTTCCAGGCCAAGCTCAGGCAGTTCCAAGTACTACGAAACTAATTGGTAATGCAATCAATAACTTCTTCGGGAAAGACAAGCTTGCTCTCCTCGAACGGTATCGTACAAACGGGGATATCAGAGATGCTAGCTTTTTCTACCACGAAACTCTAGATGATCTTGCCTATCGCCCAGGTAGGAAAGTAACTGAGTGGAACCAGAAAGTAGATGCCGCCGTAGAAAAAGGCGCCAAGATCACCGGTAGTAATTTTGCAGATGAAATGACACGGTTCATTTCTGCAGATGTAATGCGCCAACTTTCTGAACCTCTAGTCGAAGCTGGTAAGCTAACTCTGAAAGAGCAGAATGCTTATATTTCCTCTTTTGTCAACCGAGTGCAAGGGAACTACATTTCATCCCAACGTCCGATTGTGTTCCAGGGAACAACTGGCGCCGCTGTTGGCTTATTTCAAACTTATGCATTCAATGTTCTGCAACAACTCTTCCGTCACGTTGAAAATGCAGACAAGAGAGCAGTTCTTACTTTCGCAGGGCTTCAAACTTCCATCTATGGAATGAACGGTCTGCCCTTTTTTGACGCAATTAACCAGCATCTTATTGGGAGTGCCAGCGGAAATGTCGAACACAAGGATGCATATTCTGCACTTCCTGCAGCGAACAAAGAACTTGGTGACTGGATGCTGTATGGCACAGCTTCAGCGCTTCCTTTGTTTGGTGAAAAGGCACCAAGTCTTTATTCCCGCGGCGACATTAATCCTCGCCATATTTCTATTCTATCTATCAATCCGCTAGATATTCCTGCAGTTTCTGCAAGTATTAAGCTGGCGGGAAGTATTGCAGGATTCGGTAAACAAGTAGCACAAGGTGCTGATCTATCATCTAGTTTCTTACAGGCACTTGAGCACCAAGGATGGAACCGCCCATTAGCTGGCTTTGCTCAAGTTCTTGCAGGACAAACTACAACAGGAAAAGGAAGCTTGATTTCTGCTGCCAACGATATGGAAACCACTTCAATGTTGGCTCGTATCCCGGAAAGGCTAGTTAATTTTGGCGGAGTTCAGCGGATTATGGGTGCCCGTCCAATGGATGAAGCAGTCGCCCTGAATAACTTGTACAGGAACAAGTCTTATGATGCTATGGATCGTGCCCGCATTGAAGCGCTTGGGCAGGCAGTAAAGACTAAACTGTACAACAACCAAATGCCAGATGCTGAAGAGATGGATGAATTCATGTCTAAGTATCAACAGAGCGGAGGGAGAATTGAGAACTTCTCTTCTTCTCTCCAGCGCTGGATGAAAGACGCAAATAACTCTGTAGTAAATCAGATGGCACAGCATCTTGGAGCTTCTAGTGGGAAGAAGCAGATGAATCTGATGGGCGGGAAATACCTGCAAGACTACAATTCACTTGCAAATGAACCAATTGAACCAACGGAATAATAGGATTAATACTTTCAACCCTTTTTTGCTCTTATGGGCCCTACCTATGTCAACTCCGCACAAACTTCCTCCTCCTTCCACTCTATCAGATTATTCAACTCTGGATGTTGATCGTAGGCAGAAACCTGTTCGCATGAAGTACAATCCAGAAATTTCTCTCGGTAACCTTTTTACTGCTGGCACACTTGCAGTGACCATGATTGTAGCCTACGGCACTTATACTCGTGACCAGGAAAAGCGGGACAGCAAAATTGCCATACTAGAAAAAAATCAAGACGAAGATAAGAAGAGTGTCAAAGAGTCCCTGGCAAAGGTAGAGAGTTCAATTGATAAGATTCAAGCCAGCCTCACTACGCTGGATAAAAATGTAGCAATCATTAATGCTAAGACTGGAAACTCCAAATGAAGAAACTCTTGGTTCTTGTCGCCGTGGCTTCGCTATCTGGCTGTGCATCAATTAAGCCGTATATTGTCTGTGAGCTTGGAACAGCTAAAGCGCAAGTAATGCAAGGAGTAGCCGGCATCAGAATTGGTCAAGACCTTAAAGATGCTGACGAACTCTGTTCCAGACTGAAGCCAGCTCTCCCTAACCCATCGTCTTTCATTACTCCCTTTTAAGGAATCATCATGCCTTTGAATCTTTCTCAAGTCCAAGTCATCTCCACTCAAGCGTTTGAATTTGCTCGCGACCAGAGTGAAATCAAATTGGGGGAAGCAACTATTGATGTGGCTTCTGCGGCAGCCCCAGTTCTCCCCGCACTCCAATACGAGAGCACTACTTTTGTTGTGGCTCTTGGCATTAATATGACTATTCCTGCCTTGTCTGGTGCCCGTAAGGGTATGCGAGTTAGTTTTGTGTTTGCTCCAACTGGTGTGTTTACTGTGACTTGGAATGCACAATTCAAGGCAGCTGCAAACGGCGCCGCAGCAAACGCCCAGTTCGGTTCCACCACGTTTATGCACAACGGTAGCTTTTTTGTTCAAGACGCAGGCGCTTTGACATTCAAGTAATCATTTAGTTTTCTCGTGGGTAGTGTGTCTCCTCGATTGCTTTGGCAATCTTAAACGCCCCACTTCGGTGGGGTGCTTTTTAACTGAGCACACCAACAACTTTTAATCTGGAGCTAACATGCCACAAGACTTAACTAGGTTTCCTGCAACAAACGCACTATTCGATCTCCTTGCTGGAGAAGATCAACAGAATAATCGCCTTGCAGGTGGCGCGATTGTCAACTATACACTTGTATCGTCACTTGGGCTGACAGTAATTAAAGCTAGCCCAGGGATTATATATGGTGTAATTGCTTTAGCAGGAGTTGCAACTTCCGTTGTTGATGTGTACGATAACTCGTCTGTAGCAGCTGGTAATCGAATTGTTCGTAGTGGCAGTGGCGCAGTTGTCGGTCCAGTGGATTTGATCCCCGATGGTATCGGCATTAAAACAAACGCAGGCATTGTAGTTAATACAACTGTGGCTGCACCTGACCTGTTGATTCTTTGGGTCTAACTGGAGTATAATTTAATGGCCACCTACTACATTGACCAAACACTTGGGGCTACGACAAACCCAGGAACGGTTTATACTGCTCCAACCAAAGTAATGCCAACACCCCAGGATGGGGATGTTTGGCTTTTTGGGCGAGCAATTGGCGGCCACTATGCTGTCTTCAACCCAGTGCCAAAAAACCAAATCATTTCTGTTGACACACAACAAAAGAATATCCGCTTTGGTGTTTACGATCCTAATACAGGCTCAGAAGTACTCACTCAAATTTCGGGGCGTAGCAGGTCACCTACAAAATCTAGCCGTGGCTGGGTAAGTGACACAGAGATCGCGGATAACTATGCAATTATTGATGGGGGCTGTAAATCTACAGACCTGCCAAATACAAACTACTTAAACTCTCGTGGGTTTAATAATGCCGGTGCAGGACAGACTTACCGTGGATTAGTTATTCAAAACTACCAGAGTAACGCTATCTCTGCTGCTAACGCGGGCGCCGCAGGAACTAGATCTTTTGGGGTTTCTTACTGCGTACTTTCTCGTATTGAAGTTGCAAACGTGCCTGGACCTAGTGGCGGTACTGGAGTTTCTTGTCAAGGCTTAGCTGGAGACTGGTTTTATCTTACTGACTCGTTTGTTGAAAACGTCGGTGAAGATGGCATTTGGATTGCAGCAAACAATCCTACTAATCCATTAAACGATTGGGTTGTTGCTAGAAATTGGTACCGGAATGATGGCTCTCAAGGCCTCACAATGGATAGTACACACCACTGTGATTGCGTTCAAACAGCGTGTAATTCTACAAACTACCAGGTAATTAATAATTACTTTGACCATCAGTCTCTGCCAGGCCTTGCTACAGATGGGCTACCTACAATTATGCAGGTATTTATTTCTGGATCTGGGACACCAGCTGTTGCAGGTGGGCTGTTTCAAGGCAATGATGTAATTACTTCCGGCTCTGCACTTAGCATTTCTTCACAACCGGGGTTAACTACACGCGGGAATAACTTTTTCCTTATTCCTAACCCAGCTGAAGTTAAAAAGCTTGGCTACGTTGCTAGTTTAATTCAAGTTGCAAACGGGCAGGGTATTGGAGACTTAACTAGTAACGCAGGTAATGGTGGCCTTGGTGGCCGTGCAATCTTCACTGAAAACGTAGTTGTTTCTAATGCGCAAGGAGGAAGCAACGGGCTCATACTAGCAGAAACTCGCGCATTTAAAGGTGGCGGCTATATAGGCCATAATGTATTTGTCGGCCGTGGGGCGGGTACAAAAAATTGTGCTATCAATATGTTTGGTGCACAAAGTGCTGGTGTAATTGTAGAGAATAATGTCTTTACCGGCTTTGAGAATGCTTTAGGGGACGCCGGTTCAATCACTGAGCGTAACAACGCATACTATAACAATGTACGCAGAAAAGCTAACTCGATATCTGGTGGGTCTGATCTTGGTGTGGATGCTACTTCTCTTACACTTAATGCTGTACAAGTTGCGGCTGCCTGGGATAATGAATACCGCGCAAAATCTGGCGGGTTGCTGGTAGCTGCGGGGCGGCATAGTGCTTATGGTTTAGACCGTGCGGGGAAGAACTTTTATTCCCCTCCTTCAATTGGTGCGTTTGAAGTTGAGAGAGCTAGAAATCAGCGGCTTTAAAATTGCGGTCTGGGCTCTGGCTGTGTAGGTAAATCATACGGTGTTGGTTTTCCATACTTTACGCCTCAATTAGTTAATTACTTGGATCGTATTCTTGGTGCCGGATTAGCCCACCAACATACCTTTCCCCCCGCAGTTTGCTATTCCACTCAATCAGCAGAGGCAGGTGATCTGGTGGAGTCCAGCCGGGCGGCTTTTGTACTTTTCCGAGTTCATTCTTAATTGCAACACCCCCTGGAAACTTTGCCATATTCTTATGGTGGACAAGCCGCCAGTGTGCTTCTGCATCCAACCCCATTTGATTGAGAAAGAAAGCAAGTACGTAGATAGAATCGATTGCACCATCCACTGCTTCGGCAAGGTTTTCTAGACTGCCTGACTCATTATACTTTCTAATCGCAGGCAACGTCTCCTTTACTACTTCTTCTTCGATCAGATTAAAGCACAGCTGAAGTAGATCGTGTTTATCTGATACCACGATGTTCATTGAATCCGCAACTTCTGCAAATTCTTTGACGTCAGTAAAGATTGTGTGCATTATTTAGTTACTCCTTTGTACCACAGTTTGAACACAGAAAGTTCAGTCACATAGATTTCTTGCTCTGCCCGCTGTTTGAAAACTACAAATCTATCTTCATCGTTTTCAGGCCGGGCCGCAAGATGCAAAACAATTACTTCTGTCTCGCTAAAGTTCTTGTGGGCGTACGTCTTTCCCTCTACTACATTCACTGTGCTTCTCCTTTTCTTCCGGGTTAAATTCCAACCTGTTTATATTCAGGCAACAAATTCCAGTCTACATAGAGTTGTTTCGTTCCGAGCTGTTTCCGTATAATCATGTATCCCTGTACTCCTGAAGTTGTACGTTTGATCCACTGAATCTTACCCGCAGTTTGAAGGCCTGCCAGTAGTTTCGCTAGTTCCTCTTGACCGTTCAAATCTGAACTAACCTGCTTCCAGATTTCTGGGATATCCACAGGTTTGAAACTCTTCTGTAGAACTCCCAGAATCTTGTTTGCTACATCGGCGTTCTTTGCCTTACCGAATTCACCCAGAGCTTTAGGCATGAAGTGCTCTGTGTAAGCTAAGATTGTATTAGCCAGCATTACTTCTGCTACGTCAATCTCACTCTTATTCCGGGATGCGCAGCACACAATGCACAACTTGATTAGGTGAGTGTACCGGCGGGTAAAGTAACTCGTAAATCGCACATCCGTAAAGCCCTCGTAGGTGTTGTACAAGATAGTTAAGACTTCTTTTGCTTTCACAGTCAATGACAAGGGACCATTTAGTCTCAGCTGAATCTTCTGAAGTTGCGCTACGAAGGCTGCTTCCTTCTCTGCTGGGGGTTTCTCCGGCCATGCTATTTTCCTTCCACTTGGCTCTGAGAATATGAGAAGCATCCGACTAAGAAACCCCTGCCCGATTGCTTGAGGAGGAAACATCTCGGCAAAACCTTCATGAGTATTACCTCCAAATAGATTAATTGTGGGTTGGTAAATAGCGATTGACTTCGAATTCTTGAGCCTCTGCTTGTACTGACCAGTTTCATCATCGTAATCCCACAAAGCGCCAAGCATGGAGTGAAATTCCATATCTCCTGTTCGCATAAAATCGTTAAACTCGTCGGCGACAATGTAGACTTCTTTGGGTTCCATTGAGTTAATGTCGGTACCAAACAAGTTCTGCATAACAGTATCATCTGTAAGTTCCTTATCTTCTTGATCTTCAAGCCCCTCCAAGTCAAGGAGAAACTTTTCTTTAGTTGTTTTCTCAGCTGAGAATTTACTGTACCCTGACTTACTCAATAGTTTCTTTGCGTACTTAATTGCTACTGACTTTCTACTGCCTGCCTCACCAATCAGCATTACATACTGGTTAGGAAAGATTCGGAAGGCACCAAACGGAACCCAAGTCTGCCTCCCCAGCAACGCAGAGATAAGACTAATGCAGGCCCACCTGTGAAAGAGTTGCGGGGATTCAGTATCTTTTGTCAGTTCGAAATAAAGAGAGAACAGGTCTGGCTCTTGTGTTGCCATAGTGATTACTTCAAGTCGCTCCAAAACACGGCGCCGGGCTTAGCACTTACATCAGGATGGATTGTCATGATTCTCTGCACTCCTTTAATGTCTGTTACTGGGGTGTCAAACGTCATCCAGTCTTTGACCAAATACGGAACGTCTTTCCCTTTATAGCCGTAAAGAATCGAATCATGGATAGGTGCCTTAACGCGCAACCTTCCCCGAACTTCACCGTATACAGATTCACGCCACACTTTATAAAACCCGCGATTAACAATGACAGCTGAAAGATTTTGCGGTACGTGGGCGACTGCTGCGTTAAGGGCAGGCTTACTTGATCTTGGATCTGAAAAGAAATATCGTGTCCCGCCATGGGCACTAACCAACTTCTTCGTAATTGATATTATTCGTTTGATCCATTCTTGGTAGTCAACTTTGACTTCAGGATAAGTTCTCGCATACGCCTCTAACAAATGTGCACAGACTTCAATCAGAGTCATCTTAGCTGGCAGCTTTAGTGTGCTCTTTGCTTCTGCAACTAGCTTAGGTCCCATGGTTTGCAACATCACAGCTGCACCCATGTTATAGTTTGCGCCGTGGTTTGTCCGCTTGCTAAGATTCCTGATCGGCTTGTTAAGAGTTATCTTTAGCTCCTCGTTATAAATCTCACTGTACGGAATCCCGAAGAAGGATTGAGCGTTCCAAGAGTGATAGTCATGTGGGCCCTCGACAAGATCAATAAGGCTAGTACATCCCGAGATATATCCAACGCATCTAGCTTCGGACTGGGGCATATCATTCTCGCCAAGTAGCCAACCATCATCTGCCTTGATGAATCTCCTAACGGCTGACCCGTCACGCGCAGGAATTGTTTGCAGACTAAGGCCACACCAGAAGCTGGACTCCGAACAAGCCATTCTTCCTGTGTCTGTGCCTGCGGGGTTTAACTTACAGAAAAGTCTATCATGCCACATTTTCTCCCAAACTAAATAAGTGTCTCGAAGTTTACGAAGCCCCCGGACTTCCAGGATTTCGTTAAGGATTAGTGCATTAAGTGGGTGGATTGCCGCTGCTGCATTGAGCGCTGGTTCATCACTTGACTCAACATTTCCATGCTTATCTGCTGCACCAAGAACTTTCAATAGGCGCTTAGTCTGATCCGGACTTCTAGGGTTGAAATCTTTGCCGAGCCACGCGGCTAAATTAGTTTCGTGGGGGCGTAGTCGCTCAATTACGTCTTCTCTACTCTTAGCAAACTCTGCTGCGTCTACTTGCATACCATCTAGCTCAACATGCAAGCACGGAAAAACAAGCGGAAATTCTTCCAAGTAATTAGTCTTTGCCCACCCTGGCATTTCATTTAATAGGCTGAGACAAGAATTGAGAGTAGCCCAGCAATCGCGAGCGTTGTATTCGTAATGAGAAAGAGAACCACCAGTTTTGCCATCGTCTTTCCAATACCTAACCTTTCGAATTGAGAAAGCGGTAATGTAATCAAGGCGCTTAGGCAGTTCACTATACCAACTATGAAACAAGTGTTGAGTATCGTAGAGCCAGTTAAAAGCAGGAGCGTTATAGCGGGCGTAGTAAGCGTTGTCATATAGTCCATTCTGAAAACATTTCGGTGCCTTGAGAGAATTGAATCGTCTCATCCATTCAACACCCCAGATGGAAGTAGTTGGAATAACAACAGAATGAGAGGTACCATCTGCAAAGAGAGCGCAATACCCGCTGCAATTAATAGTTCGTAGCGGTGACCCTTCGTCCGTTTCGATATCAGCAGCAATAAGCAGACTAGACTGGAATAGAGTGTACAAACCAGCAACAGTGTCTTCATTTGCTACTTCCCATGTAAACTGCGTTTGAGGAAACCAAGACTCTGGCTTGGTGAGCTTTGAAATAAAGCGCTTGAAAATGTAGGGCGCCTCAGGAACTGTACGAAGATGTTCGAGCGGATTGAGAAATAGAACTTCGAGCGGAGCTTCTCTTCCGACTCGAAATCCGTCAATCTCAATCAAGCTTCCATGATAGTCATTGAGAGAAAGCTTCTTTTCTGAGCCGTTCTTATTGTACGCTTGTTTGTAGTCAGGAAGAGATTTCAGAATTAACGTAAGAAGCCGCTGGTCTGTAACGATTGCAGAGTCTAGCTTAGCTGCCTTTACCTTGGAAGCGAATACGTTGAAGTATTCAACTCCATCTTCTGAGAGCGCAACTTTAACTGCATGCGCCCCTACCATTTCACCTAGTTTAGGAAGATATGCTCGATCGTGCTGGTTACCGAAACCTTGCTTGTCTATACCAAAGAAACCAATCGTGCTCAAACTGTGCTCCCTATTGTAGGATGTAAAGGCTAAGCAAGAGCCCCGAGTCTTTTGAACCGGGGGGCCAGAGCTTAACTTTTAATTAAGCCGCTCAGAGAAGGACGATATCCTTCATCTGCATATTGAACTGGTCTTCGTTCATCTTGTTGACCGTGCGCTTGATGCTTGCAGTGATACTGACTTGCTTCACAGCAGTCACCAATTCACCAATGTTCTGCGTACCAAAGCGTTCTGCGTGTGGAGCCAGACGTTGTTTCAGAGTACCAATGCCAAAGGTATTCTTAGTTCCATCTTTCTTCTTCATGTGGAAGAACTCTTTGAATTGTTGCCCAACTGCAACTTCGTTCTTTTCTTCTTCGTCCTTGAGTTCATTGATTGCATCGACGACATAAGTGGCTGCAACGACTTGCTTCTTCACACTGTCTTGGCCAATAGTTTCAACACCAAAGGTAACAGTGAGATTGTAGTGTCCACTCGGAGGAACACCTTGAGGCGGAAGATCATCAAGATCGTCCATCGTTGCGTTCAACAGTTCGTCGATATCACCAAAGTCCAAGCCAGAATCAGTAGACATAGTATGTAGCTTTCAAGTAAAGTAAAGTAGTTAACGGATCGCAGCTTAGGCGCTAGCTGAGCCAACCGCTTTCGCGGATTCTTGAATATCTGCTAGACACGCAGCGTAACCCGCAATATCTACAACAGAATCATGATGGTTTGGGTTGTTTGCAAGACGTACAATCTTGACTAGCACCATTAGAACGGCTACGTCTGCGGGTGTAAACTGCGGGCAGTTTTCTGTGGCCCAAACCCGGTTATGTACTGCCACTTTGAAGTACGCAGTCCAAATATTTGCAATAGCAGCAAAGTTGTCTTCTGGACTTCCGTAGTTTGCGTTCCTGTCTTTGTGCACGATTTCCATCGCTTCCTTCAAAAGGAAGGCACGCGGAGTAAAATATTCATTCATTTCTTTTCTCCCTTGTTCTTACCAAGAAAAATGTCTTTTAATCCTACTTCTTTACCGTCTTCTAATTTCACTCCGGACCTCCCACCTGTGAGGTGTACGTTATCCCAGAGTGTACTAGAATAGGCGCTGTGCTTCTTGTTCAAGACCTGCAAATAAATCACTTCATCAAAGTACTTAGCTACAGTCTTACTAAAGTTGCGAGTACCAGCTGCGGGTACAATCTTCTCTTTAGTCTCACTCTTTTCAACGTCTACATCATGAGAGATAACACAGACGTTGATATTACTAACTTGAATCTTGCTAAGAATCTCGTCTAGGTACATCCCTTGCATCCGGTAGTCGTCAAATCCCGCCCTGTATTCATCGTCTTTTTGCCAGGCTTTTAGGGTAACTTTGTTTGCAGCTGAATTACTAACTTGCGTCCAGGAGTCGACGACCAAGATATCTTTATCTGTAAACTTGCTGAGTTCAATTGTACCGGACCACGTTGAAATTGCGTCCTTAATGCAGATAGGGCATTGATGGACTCCGTGAGTATAGCAATATCGTTTGCTGCCCCCTTTGAATAGTCCTCGAAGAACGTCGATAGCGATGGGATATGCTCGATGGTCAGGAATGTTATATAGCTTGACATTTTTTCTAAACTCCTTTGGAATGATTGACTCCTGCATGAGAGTTTTAACTCCCTGCTCCATGTCAAACCAGTGCAGAGTAAACCCTTCCTTTGCAAGTTCACCAACTAATGCAGTCTTTCCACTTTTTGGCGGGCCATAGACAAGCACCTTAGTTCGCTTGACTTCATCATAACTATCCAAGTCCATGTGTGTTCCTTTAATTGATTGTACGATCTGAGGCCAGCGCAGCTGCAATAGACTGCTTACTACTGACTATAGAATTTATTTCTGCGTAGTATTTACTGGCTACTTCTAGTTCAGCTGTATGAATCTGGTACATTCCAAGCCACGTTCCTTCTTCAACAGGAACAATAATGTGAACTTGCATCCCTGCAATCCCAGCAGGAAACGCCAGTTCACCTGCAAGCTCCACAATTATTAAGTCCTTTGGACCTGCTTTAGGGTGACAGGTTCCTCCAATCATAGCTGTAATAAGCTCTATAATTGCAAGTTTATCCGATTCTGAAATGGTTGTGATTTGGCTAGCGTCAAAGTCGTCAAACAAGTTCTCTGTAAAACTAACATATCCTGTACCTTCTAATGCGTACGGGCCAATATTATGTTTTGCTAGCATCTCCTTAACCTGCAAATTTGCAGAAAGAAACTGCAACCCACTCCAACCAAGCTCAAAGTCTGCACCTTTAGTAGGGTCGGGTGTATTATTTTTCATGTGCAATGCAGTAATCATGCAGGGCGAGGCCGGAGATTTAATCAGTATATTACTACATCCAGTAAATTGCAGCTGAGAAAAGATATCTTCCTTGAGTTTCACAGTTTATTCCTTTGATTGCTTACAATGTCAGACCACGTAAACTTATAGTCGAATGGCTTGATTGCTTCCAAGTCTGCAAACGACTGGACCTTTTGAAGTTCTTTGAACTGCATGCCGTATACTTGATCTGGGTTGTAGTCACAGGTTTCATACTGTTGGCACCGACGGCCAAACTCTATGCAACTCTTGCCGCGCTTAGGGAAGAAGTTAGCTTCCGAATACATGTCAATCACGGAGTGCATCATCGTATGATCTTGCAACCACTCGGCCTTTTGTAGTGCGGATTTAACAAACTCCATCAACATCCAGCGTTGGTCTGTACTGGAATATATGCAATAGACTACATCATATTCAGATGCCCCAACAGCATCAATAACGAGGGCGTATGAAAGTGCTTGATCCGAGTTTGAATACAGCGCCGGATCGACAGTTGCATAAACCGTCGTCTTGTTCTCTTTGATTTTGAAACTACCAGTCTCTTTGTGCCGCAGTTGCTCGTCAATGTGACCAACATAGTAGTGTCCATTTTCAAAATCTACAGCCAAGGTAGCTTCCGCTTTAACCAATTCATAATCGGCAAAGTCAGTTTCGTCACGATAGAATGTCTCATAGCAGTAAAGAGCCCAGATTGCGTGGTGGAAGGACTTGTTAGGGGCTGCTCGGTTACTCTTTCGTTCTTGTTCTTCAAAGAGATCGATGTTCCACGATAGGAAGGCCGCAAAGATCGCATCTTTAAGGCTTCTAGTCCCATCGTAGCAAGCAACTCCTGCTCCAACTGCATGGCCAAATGCGAAAGTAGCACTGGACTCTCTTTCAGCAGAATCAATAGAACCTGCCGTGAGTTTTGCGAGTTGGAACTTTCTTGCACAACTGTGAAGAAGTTGTTCCATGCTATAACTAGTGACATTTCCGAAGGCGACAAGTTTTGAATAGTCATCTTTAGCTACCGCAGTACTTGCTTCTGTTGCAGAATTAACAGAACTTCCTAGCACTTCTGCTAGAATGTTCATATTACTAATTTCCAAGTCCATAGTGTGTCCTTAGTATGTTTAGTGTTTTTTTCTGGTCTTGAGTGTTGAGCGCTCCAAGCCACTGAAAGATAGGAAGTAAGGATATTACTCCAGCTGACCAAGCGGGCCACACTTGAGCTGCCCACAATAAAAGTAGCTTACTATCTTTGTCTTCTATTTTTGACTGCCGTTCATCGTATTGCGCTGGAAAGAAACGATCATCTGATAGCGCCGGTTTACAGCGGTTATAAGGTCTACCAGCAACACAATAGGAATTAATAGCAGCAGCAATGAAGTTGCAACGAACAGCACTCCAGTCAACGCCAGCAATTGAACAATCAACTTGCATTGCTTTGAACTACAGATCAAGTTCTGCATTGACTTCCTTCTTACTCCGACTTCCCTTCCCTTTAGCTGCTTCTGCAACAATCCGCACCTTTGTATATTCTTCTGCGGCAGAAATGAGTGCAGCAACTTCTGTGTCGTCTAGAAGATGTACAGTTTCAGGGTAAGTGATTAGAAGGCGATGAGACTCACGAAGGTGATTAGGCATTTCCGGGTCTTTTGCAAGCAATGCAGCTTCAAGTTTACCCAGGTGAATTGCAAGAGATTGCATTACTTGTTCGGGAATTACTCCAGCTTTAACTTCTGTTGCAGCCTTCATTATTCTTTACTCCAATCGTACCCCTCAACCCAAGCAAGGAAGTCATCTTCATCTGGAACGCATACATTATCGTAGTATTCTAGACTTCTAGCAACTGATTTAAGATACGCTGCCTTCATACGTTCAGCCATGTCTAGTGCAGTTTTATTTGCACATGCTAGAGTGTTGAGCGCTTCAGTACTCACAGTTGTTCTCCAGTTTGTTCTTGCTCGATCTGAGCCGCAGCTTCTTCACTGAATGCCTGTTCATCTGATAGAGGCTTCTTACTTTCCACGTAGGCTTCCATTGCTGCAAGTGTATCGTAAGTTGCTGCGGTTTCGCCCGCTGCTGGCCCTTTAGGTCCAGTGTAGTGTTTATCTACGTAGTCTTTACCTGCCGTAGCAATAAGAGCTTCACTAACCATTGAGACGCCTTTGATTGCCGCTCGCCAGATAATTTGACTTGCAGCTTGGTCTCCGAATTCAACGCACAAATCTTTCATGTGCTTTACTTCAGAGCTAGAAAGTTGATGGGATTTAGTGTACAGTTTACCCCCAAAGATAAATTTGACTTCCCACTTCCCTTCACCTGTAGCTGCCGACTTGGTATTTTGCAGCTGTGTCATTCTTTGTGCGTGTCGTGTGGATGGCTTAGCCATTCAGATTCTCCTGAGTTACAATCGTGTGTCGTACAATAGTGTGAATGTTATCTTGACTTGCCGTGTTCTATCACTGAGAAGCTCTTGCTTTACTACTAATTTACTGTATGGGATCAACCCTACAGAACTTCGAGTGACGTTATCCGCACTCTTTGTTCTCTTGACTCCCTGTGTGAGTGTCTCTGCAATACTTTCATGCACAACAACCTCTGCCGTACGATTTGGTGCGGTTTTAATTTGATGCCAGATTGCAGAATACTTCATCACAATGAGATAACTCGATACAGCCTGCCTGGAAGATTCTTTCTCTCTTCTTTTTCTTCTAAGGTAAAAGTACCTGAAACTTCTTTCCCGTTCCAGGCTGCACGAAAGAATTTGTTTTCCAAATAATTAGGCCCTCCGAGAGACTCTAAGAGGGCCGTATAGTTTGTGTACTTTCGTACCAATGTGACTCTTAGTGAGTCGTATTCTTTTTTGTCAGCAAAAAGCACCTTCTGTCCTTGTCCTTCTAAGACATGATTGAAGATGCTTTGAACATCGAACTTCTGCTCGTTCAATTGTGTGTTTCCTGTAGTTTTCTAAACTCTTATTGTCTCTACCTAGATTTCTGCTTAGACATTCTATCTACTTGTGGCAACAAGCGGGAGTGTGATAGAAGTTACCAGCTAAGTAGAGACAATAAGAATTCAGTTCAATTGGGTAGTTATTTACTTGGATACCAGCCAAGTCTTTCTTTGCAGGGAGTAACGAACATCGCTACAACTTGCCTTTTGACGTGCTCGTCTCAGAGGCTTTTGAGTTCAGTAAGATACTATACAGGGAGAAAGAGTTTACAGCGCGCTCAGATCAAGCTTGGCGTCTTCTTCAACCCACTTCACAAACTTACCACGCAGACGGCTGGCACATTCACCAGTGTCTTCAACAGCTTGCGAAGCAGTCAGGTACACGTCAATCTGTTCAACCAGAACATTCAATGCATCCTTGTTGTTCTTGACGCGCGTAGGCTTCTTGAACAGGTCCAGATGATTCTTGATCTTGGTTTCCGGCTTGCCAGTAGCAGCAACCATGACTTGCAGGTAATCAGCAAAGAACGATTCCCAATCTTCATCAGGAATAGCACGGGCACCACGTTGAGCCGGCGGCAGATTGGCAATGTATTCCAGCGAGAGCTTATCGTAGTCGATATTTTCTGCGGAAACAGTCTGCGTGTCGTCTGCACCAAACGAATCAATCAGTTCATCGAGTTGATTCTTGGCTTGAGTACGGACGATTTCTTGAATTGCTTCAAGAACAAGGGCCTTAACCTTGTCAACAGTGATAACACCCTTCTCGTCGGTTGTATCAGGAAGCACCAAGTATTCGATGACTTCATCTGCCGTAGGTTGCGGCAAGCCAACAATAAGACTCGGTTGCTTCTTGGTCTTGCCAACTTCTTTGCCTTCTGTGTCGGTGACTTTGCGTGCCTTGAAATTGAACTTGGTTTCGATTGCTTGTGTCATTTCTTTATCCTATGTGAATTAGCAGTTAGGGTTTGCAAACCCACCTGAATTAGTGGGAGTAGAGAGTGTGACAGAAGGCTAGGCATTTGTCAAGGGGTGCCCAGCTTCTAGTTTTAAGCATCTTCTTCGTAAACTATTTCCTGTTGTTCAGGGCTGTTTCCTTTCTTGCTAGCAGTTTTACTCACCATTTCTTTAGCTTTTCTGGTGAAGTACGCAGCTTTCTCTTTCAACGTAACTCCGTGGATTTCAGGATTTTTTGCAGCCCGCGTAATGCTGTTATAAACTTCGCCTTTATCCGGCTCGCAGATGATAAACAGTTCATGGCGTGCACGAGTAACGGCTGTGTACAATAGTTCTCTAGACAACATTGAGTTGTGTGAACTATGAAGTAGAATGAAGACTCGTTTCCATTCACTACCTTGGCTTTTGTGGACGGTGAGAACATACGAGAAAAGCATCGAGTTGAGGTTACCAGCGTCGCTGAAACTCTTTGTCGTTCCCGTATCGAGGAACTCAATCGTAACGGTGTGACTGGCAGAGTTCTTAGTTTGTTCTTCATCCCCATTCCCCACAACTAGACTGTCTAGGATATTGAATGCGTCAGCTGCACTCAACTCTTCATCTGGTTTAGCGTCTCCACTATCTCTGCCCCATCTATCGAGAGTTTTTGAACTAGATGCAGGGACTGGTCCAGAGTAACCAGGAGTTGGTTCGATACGAATAATCTTCGCCTCCATTCGGTCGACAAGGACTCTATCACCAACGGCCCAATAATTTTTTTGGTATCGAGCGATAACTTCAAAGACTTCCGCGCCGCGCTGCTGTCCAAGGTAGTTTGCAATAGACTTATTGAGTTCCAAGGTTCCAAAAGACTTGTTAAATGGGCACAAGATGATATCTTCATCGACATTGTACTTCCCTGTTTGCATGAGTTTGATAAGAAAACCTTGAGCTACCTTGCAAGCGTTGCCACTTTCTTGTTTCTTTTTCCATGGATGAATGGTGACTTTTCCGTGCTCTCCTCGGTCGTCGACGAAACCTTCAACCGTAAGTTGACTTCTCCCAGTTTTGTCAGAAAAACCTCTTCCCTCCCTGATTTTGTGGGCAAGTGTAATAATCGGACTTTCAAGAGCTTGACGATACACATGAGTTAACTCCACCGTTTGAAGATCAAGAAGTTTAAAGCCTAGAACAGAAGGGCCAAAGATTGGAGGAAGTTGGTTCAGGTCTCCTAAGAAAATAAATTGAGTTGCATCGGGATTAGGCAACGCTGCACGTAGAACAGAATGAAGTGCAGAACCGCGGTCTAATGGGTCACCAGGAACCATTGATGACTCTTCAATGATGATGCAGGAAATGTGAGGAAGTGGGGCGTTTGGACCAAATGAAGGTTCAAAGCGCATCGTTTTCTTTCCTGCTGGATTACCGGGCTCTAGTTCATAGATTACTGGCTCGTACTGGAGGAGTTTGTGGTATGTCAAACAGTGTCTTTTAAGTTCTTCTGGAAGAAACTTCTTGAGGTTGTTAACTGCTTTATTTGTAAACGAAATAACGACAATGCCTGGTGATTCTTTAGCGAGCCATTTCGTACTTTCTTGAAGTGGCGTAATATGAGGGAGCTTAACCAATTGTCCAATAACTTCGCGGGTTGTGGTTGTCTTACCCGTACCTGCCGCTCCGATAAGATTGAATGATTTTGCCCGCATCGCAAGTTCAATCGCTTCCATTTGCTTTTCATTGTAGTCAAATCCTGGAATGGTTTTGTGGAATGAATCGTCTGCTGTAAGAACATGCTCAGTTATTGTTGCCCGGTTACCCGGATCAATGTGTGAGATTGTCCCATTCTGTTCTGCGAGTTTTGCAGATTGCAGACTAGCCTGTCTTGTAGCATGATTCTTTCTTGCTTTCTCAACTAGCGCCTGAAGTTTAAGTTTGTTCATTGCTTGTTATCCTGGTAGTAATCGCTTGTATGTGGAGTAAGTAAAGCAATCCGCCCACAGTTATCTGCGATAAGTGGAGAAATTCTGTACTCCACAAGTATAACAGATTCTGAATACTTCCTATCCCACTCCTGTTTAGTCGGAATATTTCCGTAGGCCCAATGAATTAAAAAAGGCTGTTCAGTAAATTTTCTGTGTTGTGGGAATTGTTTCATGAAAGACAAAGTTTCATCACAACGCTGCAAGACTTCTCGTTTAGTAAGATATTCTTTGTACGAGAATACTATCTTGTGCGTGCCTTTTATGTGCCAGAACGGGAAGTAGTTTGCTTCATAGGCCAGCATTGTTTTGCTGCGGTCTACTTTGTTTGAAAACAAAAGTGTAGCGTTTTCAAATTCTGGGGAATATTCAGCAGTCATTTCGATTCACCTTTGTCTTTCAACTGCTTGAATCGCTTGTTCAAAATGTTCCATTGTGCTTGAGTTTTCAAGAACAAGCCAAAGCTAGTAAAGTCTTCCCGTTTCGGGTGTTCTGGCATTGCTTCGAGGGACTTCGCTTTTTCGTCAAATTCAGAAAAGAAGAGAGATTCTTGCGGAGTTTGAACACCTTCTGCCCCAAAAGTGTCTGAACCAACGCGAGAAACAAGAGTAAAGGAAGATTGGAAGTCTTCAATAAGTGCTGCGATTCCATCTAGCCGCTTCTTAATGAAGAAACAAATCTCATTTCCTTGGTCGCAATGAAGATAGATTGCCTCTCTCAAGCCATCCACGTTTACTACGTTCCAGTCATGGGCTTCCATGTCTCCATTTAGGAAAAGTTCTTTGAAGTCTTCGATTCTGTTTGGTTCGTATTTGTCATCGAGTTGCAACCAAATCCAATTCCAGACTTTCTTTGTATCGATCCTCTTATAGTGCTCGGACTTGATTTCTTTGAGCGACTCAGACATTGCCTTTTGTTCTGCATCCCGCTTGAGTTCTTTACTTTTAGAACTCCAATCCTGCCTAATTTGGTACGCTGAATCAATCCAATGTTTGAAATTCTGCCATTCTAGATTGTCATTTAGTTTTGAGACAGAATAAAGTGGAAATGCAAGACGTTGAGAGGAAACGTAGAAGAACCACTTAGAAATGCCAAGAAGTCTTCCAGCGCTAGCAGCAGCTACTGGAAAACTTGGAAGACTAGGCTGAGATTGTTTGATGCTGTCTAAGTTAAACATTATTGCTGATGTTAGAAGACGTAGACGAAGTTGTTCAGGTTGAGTACCTAACCATCCCTGTTCTTGGAATTGGTGAAGGCAATCTTCGAGTTTCTTGATTAGAACAATTGAAGAAAGCCTATAGAATGGGTGCAGATAGATGGCCTCATTATGGGCTTCGAGGTAAGCTAGTTGCCCTTCGAAGATTTTAACTTCTAGAGCGCCAAGAACTGCTCCTGAATTCTGACAGTAAATGATTCGAGTAATTGAATCTAGAGTTGGAAGCTTTGGAAACGGAGGTAGAGATGTTTGTACACTCATAACAAAATCCTCAATGTTAATAAGAACTAACAATTGCAAGGACTATCCCCTGCTTATTGCAGCCAAGTTAATAGCTGCAAGGTAGCAAAAGAAATTAATACGTAACAATAATATCAAAGTCTGCGCCTGCAAATTGCGAGTGGAGATACTCTACAAAGTTTTGCACAGAATGCATGCTTTCCCACTCGATGTTATCGTTTGTACTGTACACAAACCGACAGTCTGGGTTGTCCCTGCTAACTAGCTCAATTTTGGGTTGTTTAGTTAATGACATAATCTATTCCCTTCCAGGCTTTGCCATTCTAGCGTTGTACTTCAAAAGAGGACCAAGAGGAAACTTAGTATACCCTCGCATCCAGAGATATTTCTTAGTAAGAAGACTAGAGGCAGAAAGTTTCATATCTCCATCTCGAAGTCCATGAGCATTGCAGAACCAAATTCCTAGACTCTGGTTCAAGCAAGACTGCGGACGTTGAAGATAGATTTCTGTTATTTCTGCTGTGTCATGAATTCTATCATCTGCCTGAATTACAGTCCCTTGGTCTGTAAATAGTTCTTGTTTCATGATTTCTCCTAATGGTTAAGAGTGTAGACAAGAATAGAATCCAGAAACTGTCCTGCCGATTCCAGTAGTTGATTGTAATTGTCGCGGGGTTTTGCAGATTGAGTTGCACAACCAGAAAAAGTTAGAACAACAATAAGAGTAAAGAGATTGCGAAGCATTATTTTCTCCAAACAAAAACATCAAGAACAATTACTGTAAGTGATGCACCTACAGTAAACCAGAATGCGTAGCTGATTGCATGTTGCACTAGATCAGTGTAAGCGGCTCGAAGCGAAGAGCAGATAAATTTCATTTTGTTTCCTTTTGAAGATCAAAGATTGCAAGCTGAAAACACCTTGCAGGACTTGCATTTATCCCGTAGAAGGCAAACTCCCTACGTAGTGCAAAGTACTGTTGAATTGTCTGGTTGATTGGAGGAAATTTGAGCGTTTCCATTAAATGTTCTCCCAATTGGCTCTCATTTGTGTGATCTTTTCTTCTGGCACATTGTGAATAGAGCCAAAATTACCTTTGCACTCGATGAGTTGGATTCTGTAATTATTATCGCGGGCGCAGTCAATGTACCATTGCATTTCCCACAAACGGACAAACGTGTTTGAAACCACCAAATCACCCCCGGTCAACATGAGTGCTTTGGCTTTATTTTGGCACCAAGTATGTGCTTCTTTCAAATTCTTAGGGTCAAAAGTTTTTCCTTCAAACCACATATCCGCTTCAAAGTGCTCGAAATATGCAGACTCGTAAAGCTTTGCAAGAGTAGATTTTCCACTCCCAGGAAGACCACGAATAAGAATAAGGTGTTTCATGTTAATTTGCCTCTTCATATTCTTTGATTGCCTCAAGGAGAAATTGTTTATTCTTTTCTTTTTGTACTTTGTAAGCACCAGCAGCAGCAGCAGCACCAGCAGCAGCAGCAGCAGCATAAACAGCAGCACTAGAATAAACAGCAGCAGCATAAACATCAGCACTAGCAGCAGCAGCAGCATAAACAGCAGCAGCATAATCAGCAGCAGCATAATCAGCAGCAGCAGCATAAACAATAGCAGCATAATCAGCAGCAGCAGTAGGTTTATTATTTAGGTGCTTAACACTGTCAGCGCACTTTCTTGCAAACTGCGTACAGATTTGAATTTCTTTCTTGCGTTTTCCGAGTAGCCAGTATACATCAGAAATTGGATTGCTTTCCACAAACGCACGCAAAGGAACAAGCACAGAATCAGATTCTGTCTTACCTTGTCCAATAAGCGCAGCCTTCCAGCCAGAACCACAAGGCTTGAATGATTTGATTTCATCCAGAGAAGTGTAGAGGATTGTTGCCATAACAAGAACTCACTTTCTATTCAAGGTTAACCTAAGAAACAAGCGGCAACGCCGCCACCTAACTGTACTAGAGTAACACAATGCTAGCCCCGTGTCAATAGGGCTAGAGGTTCTATTACTAGCTAGAAAGTGTCAAGCCCAATTACGAGCAAGTTTTGGCACTCTTGCTTTCCACAATTCGTGGTAAACCCCCGCTTCTTAAGTAAGTTAAACACTAATCGCAAGAAAAGAAAACGAAAACGAAATTGCAGTCTTGCGTTCTGCGGCCCGACTATAGATCATTCTTCTCGATTTGTTCTGATTTTAGACTTCACTCAGTTATATCACGGACTTTATTCTCGGTACCTGTAACGCTGTAAGGGTGAGCCTGTAACTCATGCGACCCTCCCCTCCCCATTAGCCTATTAACCCTTCATGTATTGTTATTTGTAGAGTTAGCTTTATCTAATATT